TGGTCGCGTCCAGTGACGTAGTTGTAAACAACGCAGTCAGGGATGCAATTCTGGAGAGTGATGTAGGCCCAAAAATCCTGTATCACCTAGCTGAAAATAATGACCTAGCCAAAAAGATCGCCAGCTTGAGTCCAAATGCCGCGCTTAGAGAGATAGGAAAATTGGAAGCAAAGTTTGAGGTTAATTCTGAAACTAAGCAGACAGCCCCTGTTGTTAGAAGTAAAGCACCAGCACCGATTCAACCGATTCGTGGTGGGCAAGGCAAGGCTGATGTACCGATATCCGCTGATGGCGAATTTCATGGTTCATATCAGGCTTGGAAGGCCGCCAGAAAATCGGGGAAAATTCGGTAAACCTAATCTTTTTGGAGAATTTAAATGGCTAATAATTTATTGACGATCAGCAAGATCACCAACGAAGCGTTGATGGTCTTGGAAAATGAGTTGACTTTCACAAGTGAAGTTGACCGCAACTATGATGACCAGTTCGCTGTTGTCGGTGCAAAGATTGGTAACACAGTCAATGTCCGCAAGCCCGGTCGTTTCATTGGTACTACTGGCCCTGCGTTGAACGTGGAAGATTTTAACGAGACTTCAGTTCCCGTTACTTTGTCTACACAGTTTCACGTTGACACACAGTTCACAACACAAGACTTGGCTTTGTCCTTGGATATGTTCAGTGACCGCGTGTTGAAGCCAGCTATTGCCGCTATTGCCAACAAGATTGACCGTGATGGTATGTCTATGGCTACCCTGCAAACTGCCAACATCGTTGGTACTGCTGGAACACCGCCCACAGGCTTGATCACATATCTGACTGCTGGCGCTTACCTTGACTCTGAAGGCGCACCCCGTGATGGCCGCAGATCATGTATCGTTGAGCCTTTCACATCAGCAACCATTGTTGATAGCTTGAAGGGTTTGTTCGTTCCCTCTGACCGTATTGGTACACAGTACGAAAAAGGTCTAATGGGACGCGACTCTGCTGGTATGAACTGGAAGATGGATCAGAACGTGGTAAGCCAAACATTTGGCTCATTCGCGGGTACTGCTGTTGAGAACACAACCACAGGCTCAGGTTTTCTGACTTCTGGTTGGGCATCATCTAGCACCATCACTTTGACTGCTACTGGTACGGTTTCCCTTAACGCTGGCGATGTATTCCAAATTGCTGGTGTTTATGCGGTTAACCCCCAGAATCGTCAAGCCTACGGCACTAACAAACTGCGTAATTTCGTGGTTAAGCAAGCCGTTTCTGCTACTGATGGCACTATGTCTGTCGTGGTTAGCCCTGCTGTGATTACCGCTGGTCAATTCCAGAACGTGTCAATCCCAACAACTTCCTCAACAGCCGCCATTACGTTCTTTAACAAGACTGGTACTGTTTCCCCACAAAACATCATCATGCACCGCAATGCTTTCACATTGGCAGTAGCCGATTTGGAATTGCCAGAAGGTGTGCATTTTGCTGGTCGTGCAAGCGATAAGGAAATTGGTTTGTCAATGCGTGTTGTGCGTCAGTACACCATTAACAATGACTCCATCCCCACACGTTTGGACGTTCTGTATGGTTGGGCCCCACTCTACCCAGAGTTGGCTTGCCGCGTAGCCGCCTAATGGTCTAGGGGGGCTAAAAACCCCCCGTTCTAAACTTAATTTAAGGAAACATATCATGGCAAATCCCGGCCCATCAAGTACCACAACGATTCACCCAAGTAATTTGGCATCTAACCAAGCAATTCGTCTTTTAGGCGTTGCAACTGGTGTGAGCGTCAATGCAACTGGTGATCAAGCGGTCATTGCAATCAACAATTCCACTAACTACTCTGTTAGCAATGTGGTTTTCACTAATGCTTCAATTTCATTGTCAACTGCCGCGGCTGGTCTGTTTACAGCCCCTAGCGCTGGTGGTACTGCTATTGTTGCTAATGCCGCCTTGTCAGCTTTGACAAGTTCAACTGTTGTGTCACAACGCACCGTTGCCGCTACTGGCATTCAAGCAGGTCAAAACCTGTATTTGAATGTTGGTACAGCACAAGGCGCGGCCGCCACAATGGATGTTTACGTCTATGGCTACGACTTCAGCACATTCAGCTAAATACTGATGTGATGTAAGAAAGAGCCACTCTTAAAAGGGGTGGCTTTTTCTTTATTTGGCGTTACAATTTAATCATTCTCTAAAGGAATCATCATGGCTCTCCAAACGACAATTTTGCGTGGGAACATTTCCAACTCTTTTGTTATGGGTGTGACTTTTACAGCCACAACCGTTGCAACTTCTGGCGCATCTAAGACTGTCACCGTTGCTGGCCTCAAGGTCGGTGATGCAATTAAAGTCACTCTCCCCGCGGCTCAAACAACTGGCGTTGCTATTGCAAACTCCTACGTTTCTGCGGCTGACACTTTGATTGTTCAGTTTATCAATGCAACAGGCTCTAGCGCTTCTGCCGCGGCTGGTGATTACACCGTGGTGGTTGATCGTCCTGAGTATTTGCCCCTTGATACAAACGCTGTTTAATCATGTCTAATACTACGGTTTTACGTCCTGTAGGAGTTACAACCGCCATATCGGTGGGCGCAACTTCTACTGCCGCAACGCTTATTACCGCAAGCACCAATGACCAAGTTAACTACGCCTCTTTCATCAACACGGGTGCTACCTATGTTGCTGTCAGCCTTGGCGATGCTAACGTGGCCGCGGCTGTCTTGCCTGTAAGCGGCTCAACCACAGGGAACTTTGTGTTACCCGCTTCAATGACAGTTCCAATTGTCTTGGCAGTACCCGCAAGCCCCTATTACGTCCGCATGATTGGTTCAGCCTCTGGCCCATCAATCGTTTATGTGACCCCCGTAGGCGATCAAACCTAAAGGAAAAACCCATGTCAAGCGCTAATTCTGTTGCAAGCACATCATCTACAAATATTGTCCCTGTACAAGCTGAATTCAATTCGGCTGGCGTTTGCGTGGGTTTAGTTGGGCCGGGCGGGGCTTACTTTAGCCCCCCTTTAACTGGCTCAACCATTGACAATACAGTCATTGGCGGTACAACCCCCGCGGCTGTAACTGGAACAACTATTCTTGCCTCTAGCGAAATTGGCTATAACGCCTCTGCTCAAGGAACTGTTACCCAAGCCACAAGCAAAGCCACAGGCGTTACTTTAAATAAGTCTAGTGGTCAAATTACTATGAATGCCGCATCATTGGCGGCTGGCACAACGGTTTTGTTTACTTTGACTAACAGCACTTTGTCTGCCAAAGACGTTTTGATTGTGAATGTGGGTAGTGGTGGAACGTCAGGCGCTTATTGGCCTTACGTTGCCAACGTAGCCGCTGGAACTGCTGTGATCGGTGTTTACAACAATACTGCTAGTCCTTTGGCTGAAGCCATTGTAATCAATTACGCAATCATTCACAGCGCATAAACCATGACAAGCCCATCAAACTCAGACGTTCAGAATTTACTGCCCGTTCAGGCTTATTTTTCTGTTGATGGCGCATTTCAGACATTTATTGGTCAGGGTCAGCCATTCACGGCAACAATTAGCCCTAATCAATCTGGTCTAAACATTACAAACAGCACAATCAATAGCACGACTATTGGTGCGACAACCCCGTCATCAGCGGCTTTTACGACTGCAACAGTCTCAACTGCCCCTGTAAGTGGTAATGATGTTGTTAACAAAACTTACCTTGATTTTTATGCGGCTGGTATTTCTTGGAAACAGCCCGTTCTTTGTGGAACAACCGCAAACATAACGCTGTCAGGACTGCAAACCATAGATGGCGTGACTGTTATTGCTGGTAGCCGTGTATTGGTTAAAAGCCAAACCACTACGTCACAAAACGGCATTTATTTGGCTTCTGCTACGGCATGGTCAAGAGCGCCTGATGCAGACACATGGGATGAATTGATTTCAGCCTTGGTATTTGTTGAGTCTGGAAGCACTTTGGCAGGGTCTGCGTGGTACTGTACGATTCAAAGGGGTGGCACTCTTGGTGTTACCGCAATTACTTGGTCAAACTTTTCTGTTGCCGCAACCTATACCGCTGGCACAGGATTGACTCTTACTGACTACGTTTTCAGCATTACTAACACGGGAGTTTCTGCCGCGGCTTACGGTTCTGCGTCTAAGACTTTGACTGCTACTGTCAACGCACAAGGACAGTTAACTGTGTTGGCCGCAACTGACATTGCCATTGCAAACACTCAAGTTTCAGGCTTGGGAACAATGTCAACGCAATCTGCATCAAGCGTGGCCATCACGGGTGGATCAATCAACGGCACGACAATTGGTGCAACAACTGCCGCGGCTGTCAATGCAACCACATTTACAGGCGCTGGAACGGGTCTTACAGGCACTGCAACGAGTTTATCCATTGGTGGTAATGCCGCCACAGCCACAAGCGCTACAGCGGCTACAAACCTTGCTGGTGGTGCAACTGGTTCTGTTCCTTACCAAAGCGCATCATCTACCACAACTTTCCTAAATGCTGGCTCAAACGGTCAAGTTTTAACTTTGGCAAGCGGTGTCCCATCTTGGGCAACACCCACAACGGGAACTGTGACTTCTGTCAGCGGTACAGGGACTGTTTCGGGCATCAGCTTGTCAGGAACGGTAACAAGCACAGGCAATCTAACCCTTGGTGGAACGCTTGATTTGTCAGCGCCTCCCGCTATTGGTGGAACGACTGCAAACACGATTACAGGCACAACCATCACGGCAAGCACAAAGTTTGTCGGTACTAATTTTGATGCGTCAGGCTCTGGCGGTGGTGCTTTAAGAACTTCTAGCGGTGCGGCTTGTTTGCAATGGGGTGCTGGCGGTGGTATTAACTTGACGCTTGATGGCGCATTTAACATGAATCCCGCCAATGCAACCATTCAGATTTCGCCAACAGGAACAGGAACTTTGACGGTCAACCCTGCAACTGCGGGAACGATGAACAACATGGCCATTGGTGGGACAACCCCTGCCGCTGGTGCGTTTACCACTTTGTCAATCACATCAACATTTTCTGCTAATGGTTCTGTTGGCTCAAATGGTCAAGTGCTACAGTCTGCTGGTGCGGGTTCACCCGCTGTGTGGGCAACCCCTGCAAATGGCATTACGATTGCTGACGATACAAGCACAAATGCCACACGTTATTTGGTGTTTACAAGTGCCACAACAGGCACAGTTACCACACAGAATGTTAGTTCTACAAAACTTAAATACAACCCAAGCACAGGCGCTTTTACCGCCAATCAGCTAATCATTGCACCGTAAAGGAAAATCATGGGACAGTTAACTTTTCAAGCGACATTAGGCGGTGCGGTCAATTTGGCTGGCCCTAATACTGCGTCCACAACTACTTTTACTTTGCCAGCGGCTGATGGCGCGGCTGGTCAAGCAATGGTTACAAATGGAAGTGGCACATTGTCATTAGCAACTTTGGCTGTTGCTGGTGGTGGTACTGGAACAACAACTTCAACTGGCACAGGATCGGTAGTTTTATCAACATCACCTACTCTTGTCACTCCTATTCTTGGCACACCGACAAGTGGAACATTAAGTGGTTGCACCGTTGATGGCACAGATTCGGTTGGATTTAGGAACATTCCGCAAAACGCCCAGACAGGCAGTTACACAATGGTGTTAGCTGATTCTGGCAAGCATATTTATCATGCTTCAGGCGCTGGTGCGGCAACGTACACAATCCCTGCCGCATCTTCTGTTGCTTATCCAATTGGCACAGCAATCACTTTTATTAACTTGTCTGCAACTTCAATTAGCATTGCAATTACAACTGACACAATGTATCTTTCAAGTGCTGGCACAACTGGCACACGCACATTAGCGCAGTATGGTTCAGCAACGGCCATTAAAGTTTCGGGCGTATCATCTTCAGGAATTTGGGTTATTTCGGGGAGTGGTTTGACATGAGTGGCGCACTACAAGCTGTTTTCCAAAATTTAAGATCATTTGGCCCTCCTCCCGGTCAGCAAGCCTACACAACTGCTGGAACATACACATGGGTTGCACCAGCGGGTGTAACTTCTGTTTCGGTTGTAACCGTTGGTGCTGGAGGTGGAAATGGTTATGGTTTTCCAGATTGCGATAATCATTACAACGCTGGTGGTGGTGGTGCGCTTGCTTATACCAATAATTTTACTGTAACTCCTAGCAGTTCTTACACGGTGGTTGTTGGTGCGGCTACTGTTTCTGCCAATGGAGGTGATAGTACATTTAACTCCACTACGGCTGGTGCTCAAGGTGGCAGACGAGGAAACATAAATAGACAAGCATCAATAGGTGGTGCTGGTGGAACAGTTCTTAATGGAACTGGATATGCTGGCGGTAAGGGTGGAGATGGAACTACTGCCAACCAAGTTTCTGGCGGTGGTGGGGCTGGTGGATATTCTGGCGTTGGTGGTGCTGGTGGTGCGACAAATAATGTTGGGTCATCAGGCTCTGGTGGTGCTGGTGGTGGTGGTGGTGGAAATGCGGCAACTACAGGTGGTGGTGGCGGTGGTGGTGTTGGAATACTTGGTCAAGGAACATCAGGCGCTGGTGGTGCTATTAATACAAGGGG